TGAAGGTGTGCAACAATCGTCTATTTGACTCTGAAGGTTTACGATTTGTTGTTTCAGTATACAAATTTGTTCGTCTATTTTTTGAAGAGACACAGTCACTGTATCACATGTATGAATCTGTGTACATGGAAGGTTTGGACCACTGTATGACACACTATTCGTTGGAATAGGCTGTGCTGTACAAGGTTCACACGCAGCATAAACAGGAGTGACTACAGGTGTGCAGCATGGGTTTTGTGGAAGAAATATCATTTTATGTAAAGAGTTTAGCTATTAAGGAATATACATGATGTAGTAACATCCAAGACCAGGTTGATAGTTGTTATGACCTAGTCCTCCTCCTGTAGAGCCAATAGTAACACTTACGGAGATTCCTGTACTTGCTGAGTTAGTAGTTGCAGAAGAACTCTTTGTACCAGCTTGATCCATATAATCAGCAACAGCACCCGCTTCATCTGGATCAGATTTACCAGGAGCGTAAGCAAGTGTATGTGTGTGTCCAGGATCAGTTACAGATGATGTAGCTGAGTGTGAGTGTGCAGGTATTTGGTTGGTAGCAAGAGTCACTGTATTAGAACCAGCTGTTCCCAGAAGAGTGTAGTTAGGGTTGCTTGGCACAGCAGGATCCACTGCAGGGCTCATAGCTCCACCTCCCATACCTGTTGTCACTCCCACTGGAACACGTCCTCTTTTATCAGGCGTTCCATTTTGACCATTACAGAGGTAGATTTTCTCCCAGTCACCAATACCAGCACCTGTACCATCAAACTTACCTGTAAGAGAGCCATAGTATTCTACAGCTACATAAGGTATCATTTTGTTATAATACTTGGTGCTTGTACCAATACTGTTTAGGTAAGCCTGAATTAATGCGTTGAGATCAGCAAGCTTGACATAGTTTGTATCTACATCAAGAGCTAGCGCTGCAAGGTCCACTTCTATATCACAAATCTTATTGATGGCTGCCTGAAGGATGGCATGTGTTCCAGAAGAACCAGTTACACCATCAAGACAACCCACTGTATATGCTCCCTCTAGAGCAGCAAAGTCAGCCTCAAGAGCAGTGAGTCTTGTGTCAAGCTCACATATGGCCTTTATTAATGCATTGATAACATTTATGAGTGTGAGGTCTTCACATTCTACAAGATTCTTGTTTACAATCTCACAGATAATTTGAGGGTCAATTGGTAAAACTATACCACTTCCATCAAGTGTAGATACAAGAAAAGTAATCAATGCTTGTTCAACATACGAAAGAGAATCTCCTGTTTGAATTCCCAAAACGGGAACATCCACTCCTGTATATCTCACACATTGATCAGAAATTGTTTCTGCACAACCGTTATAGCAATTTGAACAAATGTTGGACATTTATTTATATTTTAAAAGTTTAACTCTGCTCGCAATCATATTCACTGTATAACAAGCAGCATAATCGGGATTACAATACTTGTAGACAAGTATTCTTCTGTAGTTTATGAGTGCCAGCATTACCCCTCCAGGTACAGGCTGGTTCAACATAAACACAACATTATTGTACAAATTGTTTCCAAGGGCTGCCAGTTTACAATCTATCTCAGCGATAAGATTGGGAATACTAGCGCACTCTGGACAATTTGTAAGCCTGGGTGATAACATTTCCTATAATTTTTCTTCCTTGTTTTACAGCAGAATTGCATGCAGCACAAAGACCGTTAATCAATTGACATCCACATCCAACCTTAGCTCCACATTTTTTACAAGCAGCCATATTAATAAAAGTTTATAATGTAGTTGTTTCCAGAACATCCACAATTGTTCTTCAAGAAGTTGTTCAGCATCATATCTGCCTGATTGTACATTTTTGTTGCTTCAACATCAGCACAGTTGTTGGCAGCAGCTAAAGCTCCCTGTATAAAGAAATTTATAGTGTTCAAATCTACAAACGCTTGTGTTTTTATAGCTCTATCACATTCCATCATATCAAGCTTCATAAATGCTCCATCAAACTTCTCTTGTAGCTGTTCAATACGCATGATTGACTTCTCTACATAGTTTAAGTATGCAGGAGCCACAGAATATTTTAAACGATACACACCATCAGGAAGTGGCTGATCCACACCTGGAGGAGTGATTCCTAAGTTTGATGTTGTAAATATGTTGAAGTCATTAACACTAAAAGGTTTGAAGAATGTGCCAAATCCAGGAACTGTGATTTCAATTGTAGCACCAGAAACAACAGGTGGATTAGTTGGATAGGTAGAGGCATCAGCAACCCCAAGTGTGGTTACATTATATGTAGGGATTACCAGTATGTCTAGTTTTAAATCTGCCATGTTGTCTTAAATAATTAAGCCAGAGGATTGAGTTTTAAATCCTCTCACCTCTGGCTTAGGTTAATATAATCTAGGTTATTCTCCTACTATTACGGAATCAAAGTTGTAGTAGTAGAAGTAGAAGGCCATACAGTGGTTGTTGTAGAAGTGGTAGTTACACAAACTCCATTCTCATCAGCCACAGCACCAAGACCAGCTACAAGAACAGCCTCAATTGCAGCTTCAGCAGCGCTATCTTTTTCAACAGCAATGATTACAGTGCTATCTTCTTTGATATAATCGCCCCAGCTGTAAACAGACTTGTCATACTCATTGAACTTGATGTAATAGGTGGTGTAGGTTGTACCATCGCTCACCCAAGATTCAAAGTTCTCGTTGTAGCCATTCATTCTGTAAAGATGCTTCAAGTAACCAGCTTGATAGCTGTAGAAGTTCTTTTCTAATTGTGCAATCTCAGCAGAAGTACCAGTGGCGTAAGAAGAACGCTGTACAACTACAGGATCAGCAACAACGTTACAAGGATCGTACACAATGAAGTCAGCAGTTGTTGCTGGACCACTGTACACGAATGTACGGAACCACATTCTGTCATACTCGAAAGGAAATGCTGCAACGTCACAAGGCTGACCATATTTAGTCAATGGTTTACCAGTGATACGCAAGAATGCGTTTGCATCATTACCAATTCTTTGGAACTGATAGAAATCAGACAAAGTGATGTTGTCAGGGTTGTTACCTGGAGCTTGCAAATTCAAATGATAGATTACATCATCAATGAATGCAGGAACATCAACAGCAGCACAAGGGTTACCGTCACACTCACAACAAGGAGCATTTACAGTGACTGAACGAGTGAAACCGTTAAAATACAAAGTGTCTAAATAGCTAGAGTGAGCACGAAGTGTAAGGGTTACCACCTCACCACATTGTACATTCCAGTTTACTACATCAGTGATTTGAGTCAATGGTGTAGGACAACCGTTCACTTTATACCATTCAGTTACGTTGCTTTTGCAACCAGATCCTGAAGGACAACCTTTAATCTTATCAGAACGCTTAGAGCCTTGCAGATAAGTGTTGGTACGGCCCTGCGCAATATAGAAATAAGGAGAAGCAGCAATGTTACCAGCTGTGGCAACAGAGTAGTCAGCACGGTAGATACCCACCTGACCTGCTGTTAGGTCTTGCGTAGATCCAGAGCTAGGGAGCGCAGTTTGCCCTACTGGTACTACGAAGAGCGTAGTTAATGAAAAATCAGCCATTTTGCTTTATTTTTAGTGATTAAAAAACTTATTCGTTTGTCTGTATCCTGAACTGTGCACTTTGAACAGCGGGTGCGTTCTCTGTATACATAGCTAGGTTTTGTACTGTTAAGTCTACCAATTCATCCTCTAGATAGAGTTCAAGTTCGCAGTCTTGGTTGTAAGATGGTTCTCCGTCAAGCATTATATATCCTTCTTTATTGATATAAACTGGATATCTCATGTAAGACATGTAGATTTTGCTTGGGGTGAATGTCCCATCGGTGAAGATGCTTATTTCATCTGTCGAAAGGAAGTTGAAAGTCTCTTGGTATTCAAAGCTTGGTCTGTAATGGTCGTTGTTCAGAATGAACTGAAGGTCACCATGTTTAGCCAAATCTCTGTTTATCCAGATCTTTCTGTCCTTACACACTCCTTTGTCAGCCAGTACATAACTATCAATATAGAACATGTACTTGGGAACTAGGAGATGCAGATTAGCAAACCATTGATTTAGTTCCTTGTTCTTGAGTTTGAGCTCAAGAGGTTGGTGGTTGTAAGTGATCACCAAACTTTGGAGGTCCTCGTAACGCTTCTTAAAAGCGTCAAGTCCCATTCCACTTATCACACTAAAACCATCAACCTTTTGTTTTATCAGCTTTATCTGAGCCTCATTGAGGGCTAGTATCTTGTCTTCTAAGTTTATCTGCTGGTGTACATTAGTTGATAGTTTATTTAGTTTCTGATCTATCTTGTATAATAAACTATCTACTGGTATCATACTGCAGCTAATTTCTTAGTTTTCAACTTTCCTTCGAGAGTCAAGAGCAAGTCTTGATTGTCATCATCAGAGAGTTGTTTAATCAAATCATCTTCGTCCTTAGCTATTTCAAATTCACCTTCATAGATTTTACCATTTGGCTTAGATCTGTATATTGAATGTGTGATGGCTTGTTTCACTAAGTCTTTGATATGGAGTAAGTTGTCTTTCATATCTGCAAAGCGTGTGAACACTTCAACAGGATTCAACCCCTGATACTTACCGTTTTTAAACTCGGTTTGTTTGAGGACATTGTCTACAAGGTTGTAAACTGCTTCCTCTTTAGTATCATCAGTTACAGGTAGGCCCAACAAACGTGCCACTTTTCTTTTTCTCTCAGGAGTCATTCCATCAAACTTGACAATAGCTTTGTTGATGAGTTGCTTCTTCTTGAACAGAACAGCATTTTCAATTTCATCATCAGCTACGTAAAACTGTGTGTCAGCTGGATATTCACCACGCTCCCAAGCTTGATATGAGCTTGCGATGGTTGGATGAACACGTAACCAAGAAAAAGCTAGTTCCTGTAGAGGAATTGCAAGATCGAAGAAGTTGTCACCATCCAGAAGTTTAACAGGCTGAACATGCATTCCATCTTGTGTAGATGTAGACAATCCATAGTTCCAAAAACTAGAACGAGGACCTAAGTCAACATCACCAAGAGCAGCTTGCAATTTAGCTTTCAGTTTTGTAACACGCTCAATCTCCAAGTCTCTTTCTAGAGGATCAGAAATTCTGCGGATGTAAGCAGCTTCAGTATCAAGTCCTGTTCTGTATTTACCATCCAATTCCTTATAGGGATATTTAAACACCCCTGTTCCAGGAATACGCGTTAAACCTTTTAAAGCAAGTCCACCTTGCATTGTCTGAAGTTGTGAGTTATTATACTCCTTCTTAATTGTTGAGATTTTACCTAACTTACCCATATGTAGTTTATTTATTTGGTTTTATTCGCAGAGTGATTCCCATCGAAGGGATAGCGATTGGGAGACACCCCAGTCCAACCACTCTGTAGTTTGAGAAGAGCTCCCCCACAGGGAGTGTGGGGGGCATTCTCTTCTCGATTTTATGAAGACTAGGATGCTGATCTTACGGGTAGCATCACTAGTACGGTCATTAGAATTGTGGAATCTCTTCGATCAAAACTGTACGAGACAAGTCTTCGATAAAGACATCACAACGGTCTTTCATCCAGATTTCATATCCTGGGAATTTGTTTGCAGAGCTCATACCCTGAGATTTGGCAAATCCCAAATGGTGACGAGTTCCATCAATATATCCCCAAGTCATAGAAGGTGCACCCTTCATACGAACTTCACGGATGTTGTTAACCATAGAACCATCAGACATTGGAGACACGTCAAATACCATGAATACAGGAGTGCTCTTCTTGTTCTGACCAAATTCTAAGTTAGTTTGAGGCAAATCCAATTCTTTCAAATGGATGAGCTCAACACGACCAGTTTCACGTGTAACCATTGCATCGAATGCAAAGTTGTAAGTGATGTGCTGGCCTTCGCCTTGCAAATAACGGTTACCGCTATCAGCCATGAATGTCAAACCGCTGTTCAAAGCGTCATTCTTCAAAGCTTGTTGGAACACGTCAAATCCAGCTTCGTTGGTGTACATTTTCACTCTACGATCTTTAACATCCACCCTTCTGTAGAACAAGTCTCCAAAAACAGAACGGATCAAGTTCGCAGTGAATTCACCACGGTTGTATTGTACCAAGTTACCGTTGTTACGCATTCTGTGGTAAACACCAGCAGATGTACGCTTCAATTCTTGCTTGCTACCATTTGTTTTAACAGTGCCTGGGCGAGACCAAATCATACGCTTAACTTTCAACTCAAGCATAGACTTTCTCATCCAGAACTCGATGAATGGCTCCCATTTAACATCGTTACGAGTTAAAGGAAGTTGGTTACGTCTTTGAGGAGCGTAAACCAAGATATCCAAAGGATTACCTTTGCTATCTCTCATCATTTTGTCATCAGCCCACTCAGTGATTTTGTGCTCAAAACCATATGCAGAACCCAAAGATTCAAACATTGTGATTTGCTCACCCAAACGAGGAAGACCTAACAAGTCTTGGTCAAATTCACCAATCGCAGCGTCAACTAGTTCAAGTTCAATGCCCACTTGCAAGAACACAGGACTAACGAAGTCTACAGTTGGATTGTCTGTAACCAAAGTGAAGCTATAAAGGAAGCCCATGTTCCAAGGAACTGGATCCTTAATAACGTAAAAGCGAGGACCATATTGGCGAGAACCAACAGAAACGATAGCGTTCTTAGAGAACTCGTTTGTGTCAATTACCAATTGGAACTCTTGACCATCAATACCAGGCTTGCTCAACTCAAGAGTGGAAGCAGGGATGTCGATGATTTTAGGGAATTTGTACGGAACAGCTACTTGCCATTTCCAAGCATCGCTATTATTATCAATGTAATAAGGCGTGCTTTTGTTGATCATGTCTAGGAAGTCGTTGCTGTAAAGAGAGCTCTGTGTATAGAGGCTGATGATTTTCTTGTCGTAATCAGCAGGCTCAGTTGAGTGGAAGCTCTCCAGGTGGTTAGCGTCAGTTAGCTTACCAACAGCACGCTTGTCCATAGATGCGACACGAGCATACGTGAAGCCAGTTAGACCTGGGATTGTTTGAATTGCCATTTTGTTATCCTTTTATTTATGAAAATTTATAAGAACCATGAATTTTGTTTAGAAGGCTGTGCACCACCCACTGCTGACTTAGTTTTTGTAACCTGTCTAGCCACTTCCCCAAACAGCTCGTTTGATTTCTTTGAAACGCCTGTTCTTTGGATGGTAGATAATGTAGGGTCTTTTTCTAAGATTTTAAGCAGGAGAGCAACTTTCACCTTTGTTGCATGGTTCTCAGGTCTCTTCAATTCCAAGATGGTCTTGTCGAAATCAGTGAGGGTCTCACCGTTTGCTGTCTTATACTTATCTACCAGCAGGAAGTCTTGTAGTTCGTTTGCCAACTTGGGATTGATGGGTATACCATCAAACTCCTTAGATTTCAGCTTGTCGTTAAGAACTTGCTGAACATTCTGGATGTATTGGTTTTTGATTGCTTGCTTTTGTTGGAGTTCTTGTTCAGCTCTTTGCTCCATTTGTTGGAGTTTTGCAGCTTCCTTTTTAACCAACACTTTATGGTGCTTTGTAGCAACGCTTTCCAAATCACCGTAGTTTTTGAGTCTTTCAACCTCTGTGTTAATGTCTTCAGTTTCAAAACCCTGATCAGCTAGTGCTTGTTTTATCACTGCCACTTGATTATTCTCTTGTGACAAATCCATTTCAGCAAAGCTGGTCACGTTATTATATGTACCAAAGTAGTCCTTTGGATTAACGCCTTTTACGAATATAGCATCAAACGCTTGTTGATAATCTTCCCCAAACTGACCAATGAAGCTCTGCACCATTTCAACAGCTCCTTTCTTCTTCTCATTTTGGAAGCGCTCAAGGAAAGCTTCAGGTGTAGAGATGTCAGCATCTTCTTCATCTTCATCCTTTGAAAAGACACCAAGTTTGAATAGGTCACGAGAAAGTGCGGTGAATTGACTCACTTGTTCTGTCTCCTCATCTTGTGATTCCTCTTCAGCAGCAGGAGCAGCTTCAGCAGGTTTTGCTTCGCCAGCTTTCTTCTTAACTGGTTGAGGATCAACAGGTTGTGTTTCTTCCTCTTCTTCATCAGTGTTGTCACCAAGGAAGTTTGAAATCAAGTCCTGAGCAGAAGGTTCTTTACCATCTTGTTGAGGAACGATTTCTTTTCCTTTAGGCACCTCAGGTTTTGGAGCAGGAGCAGGATCTTCTACGTTCTTTACAATCTCTTGAATCTGATCAGGATTGCTTGTAGAAGTTTCAGGAGAGAGCAAGTCATTAAGAAGCTCTGCACCTCCAGGTCCCATTTCCATAGTATTTTCAATACTAAAGTTGCCGAATGACGGACTATCAAGGTTCTCAGCCATATGTAGTTTATTTTAAATTGGTTTATACGCCTGTAAAAATAGATAGATGCTATTGAATAACAAAGAGTTATGTAGCTATATCAGGG